TTTTCATAATCATAGGATAACCTGTACCTAGATTTTCAACAGCAGTTTCAACACCATCTTTGTTTGGTACTAAAACTGTTTGGGGTTGAGTTAGTCCGTAATCAGCAAGTCTTAAAAATGTTCTATATTTGTCAACACAAATATTTACAGTTGCTCTATTATTAATACAAGAAACACCTGCCTTTTCTAGTTGTGATAACAAGTCTAACCATGCGTCTTTTCTTGTAATTGAACCTCGTATTATTGCAATAGTGTTTATATCATCAATTACAAAACCTTTGTCATCACCAACATTGTGAATGGTTTTTATACCATCTTCATTTTTGATATAAGCTCCATCAATAAAAACAACATAGACTTTATGACCTAATTTAGGTGCTTCATCTAAAACTCTTTTTGCTGTATGGAATAATTTAGATTTTTCAGGCTCATCAGATAACACTAATATTTTTAATTTATTAGGATTATCTTTTGCTTCGGAAATAAATTCTCTAAACTTCGGTGCTTTCATTGTCAATTTTTTTACCTATGTTATATTTTGCTTGTAAGTCCCATTCACTCTTTTCTTTAAATGCTAAAACTTTTATTTGAGATAGAGGTGCTTTACTTTCAGCAACTGATGAGTTGATTATAGCAATCAAACCCCAATCTGCTAATAGTTGAGCAATTGTATTCCTTCTTTCGATATCATTATCTGATAAATTTGATTCTTTACCATCTAATGCAAATAGTTCTTTAAAATGCACTATGAAATATCTACCTTGTTTATGTAGTATATGACACGATTGAAATAGCTTTTTATCTTTTCTAGAGGCAACACCAATTCTAGTTAGTGTTTCACGAACCTTTAAAAAATCATCTGGTTCTTTTAGTTGAACTTCCAACATCTCATCTGGATGCCAACTTTCATTTAATTCATTCATTTTATCCCACCTTTATATAATTTTTCTTTAATCAGATCAATTTGACCTTTGGTGAGTATATCAAGAGCAGACTTTGCCTTATCATTACTATATCCATAATACTCTTTTACACACTCAATTTCTTTTAATTTACTCGCTCTTAGAAAAGGACTAAACCTTTTCTTTGGTCTAATACTATTTAGTAGAAATTGAAACTGCATATCTTTATCAATGAAGTGATTTCTATTCATTTCATTAACTAGCATTATGGTGTCTGAAAAAGCAGATAACATCTTGTTTACAATAAAAGCAGGATACTTTTTAATCCACTCTTTATCTTCGGACTTCATTAAGTCTTTCTTTGTAAAGTTTATGGAGTTTAAGTATTCTTTAAGTTCGTACATTATGATAACCTTTTTATTTTTTTAGTTAAAAAGGAAGTCAAGTCTGATGGTTTATCTCTAAAATTTTTAGAATTATTTGTAAGTTTATCTATATAATCTTCATCATTAGCAAATCTAGTGCTTCTTGTTTTAAATGCTCTTTCTTTTTCGAGACATAATCCTCTTCTTTCTTTATCAGATATACTTTGATATTTTAAATCTGCTATAGGAGCACTACCTTGAAATTTTTGTATATGGTCGTTTATTGAATTTATTTCCATCCACTCACACAGCATTGAAGAATCTCTAAAATTCATTGATTCATTAGGAATCAAAAAACTAACCCAAATATTTCTAGTTAGTTTAGGTCCATATCCATATTTTTCAAACACAGGTGCCCATGCTGCTTTTAAATTACCTATGTTTTTTTTAATTTGATTTGCTTCTGGGCCCAATTGTAAAATAACTTTATGGTCGCCCCACCTATCTTGTGGTTGAGTTGTTGGTTTTCTTCTTTTAGTCCTGTGTTTATTTGACATACTATCATCTGACATACCAAAACCTTTACCAGATGAAGTTCCTATTTTAATAAAAGTAGAATCTGTAAACTTGTTAGGAGGCACGGTTGGTTTATCTATACTATAAACAATTGAATAAACAACACTCTCAAATTGATTTGCTGCCTTTGATACATCTTTATAATGATACCATTCAGAATATGTAAAGTCTTTAGCGATTAAATCGTGTTTAAGATATTTCCCTATCATTTGAATTTCACCTGTGACATTAGTTCAGTTAAACAAGCCACCAAGTTAATTTCTTGATCTGCAACAAAGGCAGATTTATACTGATAATCAGCAATAATTAAAACAGCATGAGGTATAGTCTCTGGTTGTAAACTATCGTACACACTATCATAAATTTTTCTAAAGATTTTAACTGGATCGTTATCAAGATTATTGACAACCCACTTTCTCATATCACTAAACTCTTTACCTTTGAGATGAGTTAAAAGTGTCTTTAAATTTTCATCAGATACATTAACAAGAACACCAGCATCAATAGTACCACTTACTGAATATCTTTGTAATTCATTAATGAGTTTTCTAAAGTCTGGGAAATGTTTCTTGATTAATTCTGCAAGTACCTTTTCTTCATAAGTTACATTCTGTTCTTTAAGAATAAAGGTTGCTCTTTCAAATAACTTACTTGCTAATTTAGGTTTATCTTTGGGATTAATTCTAAATTCTATATTTGAAAATCTACTATGTAAGGGGTCTATGATTCTATTCTTGAAATTACAAGTTAGAATAAATCTACAATTCGCATGAAACTCCTCAATGAAGCCTCTCAATGCAGGTTGTGTTGATTGTGGATTTAGATAATCTGCCTCATCAAGTATGACTACTTTTTTACCACCAGATAGTGATACAGTAGAAGCAAAGTTTTTGATTTTATTTCTTAGTACATCAATGCCACCTTCTTCGGAACCATTAATCATAATCCAATCACAGTTTAATTGTTCACACAATGCCTTTGCAACTGTGGTCTTACCTATGCCTGGTGTACCTGAAAATAAAAGATTTGATAACTCACCCTTTTTAATAAAAGATGAGAATAATGTTTTTAATGATTCTGGTAGTATACAATCATCAATCGTCTTTGGCCTATATTGTTCGACCCATAAAAAGTCTGTATTCATATTTCACTCCGTTCATGTTATAATAAAAATTACTTAGTAATAGTACTGTCTGGCTCAAGAGCAATCCAGTATTCAATAGGGAGTTTTGTATTTTTAAAATATGATATAGACTTAGAAGATACAGAAACATCATAATCACCTGATAACATTTTCATATTTTCTACTTTGAAATAGAAAGTATAATCTGCTGTTGCGTTTTCACCAACAATGATATCAAAGTTGTTTGCTGTATCGTTTTTCTTATCACATACTTTTAATATAGTGTTTCCACCTTTTTCACCTACTAACGCAAGGTCAGGAGTTTTAAGTATTGCAGCCATCTTCTTTAATTCAGAAAGATTAGATTCTGATAAACTAAAAGTTACATCTGCCTCTGGCATATTAACTTCTTTAGTTGGTGCTACAATTACTGATGGATCAGAATAAAAGTATTTTGCTTTTGACTTACTTCCGTCTGAAGCAATAGTCATAAACTTATCTTGTAAAGATAAATCTGGTTTGTTTAAACTAGATACTACTGATAGAAATTCGTTAAGGTCATAGATTGCAAATTCACTTTCAAATGATTCTGTAATAGTTGCCTTAGCAAAAATATTTCTCATAGTAGAAATAGTTGATAGTTCACTTCCTGGTTTAATCAATATGTTTGTATTGATTTCAGAAAAGTTTTTAAGTATATTTAATGTATTTGTATTTAGTTTCATAATAAAAATTTCACCTTTGTTTTTTTGTTTAAGTTATAATAACATAGTTAAGGGGCATTGTCAAGCAACTTGCACCTATCATACCCCTTTTGATAATATTCATCAGAAGGTTCTCCACATATATAAATTCTATTGGTATTTTTAGCCGCTAAGGCTGTAGTGCCACTACCAACATAAGGATCAACTACTACATCACCTTCATTGGAATGTTTTTTAATCAAATCTTCAAATAATTGTAAAGATTTTTGTGTAGGGTGAAATCTATCTTTACCATGATAAATTGGATATTTGTCATAAATTCCATTATCATACTTACTATTGAATGTTGCCTTACCACCCTTTACACAACTAATAGCAATTTCTCTAGCATTTGATAGATAAGTTGCTCGTTGATTTATAGGAACAGGATTTGTCTTAACCCATTCTATAAATCTATGTTTGGAAAATTTACTTAACAAATTTGCTAAAGTTTCTATTTTCCATATATCAAAAAATATAATACAACTACCGCCTGGTTTAAGTATTCTATAAAACTCATCTATAGATTTTTCTAAATCTTTTATGGTAAAGTTTTTATCCCAATTTCCAAATTCAGTAGTTAGTGCTAAATGATTTTTTGAGCCGTCTGGATGCTTAGTGTGTTCACCACCAGCATTCAAATGTTTTTTGTATGTGTCCATACCAGACGCCTTAGAAATAATATAAGGTGGGTCAGTTAGAACTAGGTCTACAGAATCACTTTCAATTGTAGAGAGTAATTCTAAATCAGTTTTTTTATCGTATCTTGATTCCATTTTCATATATTTCTTTCTGTGTCAATGATGCACCTAATCGTGGGTCTTTCTTTTCTAATATAGTATGATATGATTTTTCAAGTTTTGGTAAAAGAATATTTAAAACAGTTTCTCCATCTAATTTCCAAACCTCAACAATGTTACCTTTATCAAAACGAGCAATGTAATGATTTTTATACTTTGCAATCTTTTCGTTTTTTAAGTATTCAACTTGTTCTGACCAAGTAGGGTGTACACTTATACCACTATAAGTACCTTTTATAGTTTTTGTAATGGTAGACTTATATTCTGCACCACCATCTTTATCATAACCATCAGCGCCAGATAATGTATCTGATACTTTGTGGCCTAATTCAATTGCAATATCAATCTCTTTTGCTCTTGCATATGAAAAAGGGTCGCCCCAGTTATTTTCATTACAAGCATCTAACATCAATCTTTTGCCTTGTTTATATTTTTCTTCTGGTTTCATAATATAAATTCTTTCAATTGTTGTAGTTATAATAACATAGTTAAGGGGCGTTGTCAAGCAACACCCCTATCTATTATCAATTACTTGATGTCAATTGTACGAGGTTTCTTTTCCTCTGGTACGATTTTTTCCAACTCAACTAAAAGCATTCCATCTTTCAATTCAGCACCGTTTACTTTAATGTCTTCCGACAAAGTAAATGATCTACTAAATTTTCTTTTTGAAATACCTCTATGTAGAGTTTCCTTTTCATTCTTATCATCATTATCAGCTGACTTAATTGTCAATTGATTGTCAGAGTATTTGATTTCAATATCTTTTTTACTGAAACCAGCAAGTGCCATTTCAATTTGATAATTTAAATCATCTACTTTGTTAATGTTGTAAGGTGGATATGATGTTGGTTGTTTAACCGTATACTCTAATGTATTATTAAAGTGGTTGAATAGGTCATCAAAACCTACTGAAAATGGACGCAAATCGTTCCATATAGATAGTCTAGTCATAGTTTTCTCCTTTTATAAGCGAGTTAATAAAACGATACCTCGTTATGAGCGTATCACTATTATTTATATAAGAACTCTTTTTAAAATTACAAGCCCCTATAAGAATTTTATTTTAAACGCCGTTTTTAAAGGGAAACGGCGAAACCCAAATCGGTGTCTTTGCGGAAGACACTCTACCTCTAATGTCAGGACTTATGAATTGCCTTGACATTACTATTTATATGGTAATATACCTTTACTGATTAGAGTAAGCGTATTTTTGTTTACCATATAAAGCTCTGATACCAGCAGATACGATTTCTAGAATGTTTACATTCTTTACTTTCTTCGCACCAGCAGCTAAAATTGCTTTAGTAGGCGTACCTAAACGATAAGATGTTCCGTTAGATGTCTGGTTAATATAAACCATATGTCCTTCAGTTCTTAACTGATCTACCATCGCTCTTGGTGATGTTAGGTCAAATTTAGTTCTCAATGTAGTCCAAGCAACTGCTTTTCCTTTTGATAATAAGTTTAGTACTTTTGTTTTTTTTGTTAAGGCTTTTCTACCCATAATATATCAACTCCTTCAAGTCTTTGTCACCATTGTTTATTACATTATTTGATATGGGCAACATATTCATACCAAGTAATTCTTTTTATCAGCCGTCTTTTAAGGCTTTTAATCTCTGGTCTTTTTTTATTCTTCTAATTTGTTGTTTCTTTTCTTCTCTTTTTTTAAGAGAAGGTTTAATAAAATATTGTCTAGTTCTTAATTCTTGTAAAAGACCTTCTTTCATTAATTTCTTTTTTAAAACTCTCATGGCCTTATCTACATTATTATTTCTTACACTAACTTCTATTGTCATTTCTTAACCTGCCCTCGTATATAATCTATTAACCATGGGTTATCAACTAGTACAGTTGTTAAGCCATTTGTTATCGTATTAACAGTAACTTCTTCTTTGTCGCCAAGATGCTCTACTAATCCATACTGATAAACTATGCCATGCATAATCTCATGTAGAACTGTATTCACACCATGAATACTATTCAAACTGGACTTTTTTAATCCAATCTTACCTTGTGATTGAAAAAACTCACCTTGTGCCTCTTCGGTACTTGCAAAAGTATCAGGCCAAAAGTCAAACTCGTAATTAACATATCCGATTTTAACAGAATTTGGTATTATGTTTTTTTCAGTTTTGTTTTTCATTATCTATATAATATCATACTTTTTGTTTATTGTCAAGCAGCTTTAAGAGAGGCGGTAATCAGCCGCCCCTCAACTACATTATGAAATAGATTTTGAATAACTCTAGTAACTAGGGTTATCTTCCTCACTATCATCGGAATCTGGTTCTTCTAGGACTGGATTACCCCAAGCGGTGATATCTTCGCCGCCATCAATTTTGGTATATAAGTCCATAAAGGAAGTTTTTGTGTCTAGGTCAAATCGGTTAGTACACATCTCAATAGACTTCATTTTATCTTTGAAGATAATAAATGCCTCTACGATATGAACCAATCGTCTGGTAGATATAATTTCATCTACACCGCCTTCGTAGTAAGTTTTACGAATGATGTCTGCCCAAGTAATTAAGTTCTCGGCAAACTTCTCATCTGATTGTTTTGTCAAACCTTTTTCGGACATAACATTTAATAAGATTTTACTTTCGATCTTATTTGTAGGATATGCCTGTTCAACAGTAATCGGAAATCTCTCAAGGAATGCCTCGTTAAGAATATTAGTACCGATAAACTTGCCATCTTCAGATCCTTGACCCTTAGTATTGGCAGTCGCAATCACATTAAACCCTAATGCAGGTTTAATAAACTTGTTAATCTTTTTAAGAAAGACACCATTGCCTTCAAGAATAGGTTGTAAACACATAATCTTGTTTGATGCAAGATCGATTTCATCTAAAAGAAGTATAGCACCTCTCTGCATTGCTTCGATAACAGGACCATTCTGCCAGACAGTTTGACCATCTTGCAGTCTATAACCACCGAGTAAATCATCTTCATCGGTTTCAATAGTAATATTCACACGGATACATTCTCTTTTAGTTTGAGCACAAGCCTGTGAAACATTCATAGTTTTACCGTTACCAGAAAGACCTGTAATAAAGATTGGGTAAAATTGTTTACTTGAAACAATCTTTTGAATATCTTTGAAATATCCCCAAGGTACAAACACAGGATCTTTAGAAGGTACGATATCACCTGTTAAAGATGAAACGATAAACGCAGCCTGACTTACTATTTCAGTAGCAGGTGCAGTTTCATTTTTAGGTAATTCGGATTGTACTTCTTCTTTTAGTTGAGAAGAAATATCGTTGCCGTCAACTGGTAGAGAATAAACTCCTCTAGCAACTTTGTAAGCATCTTGTTTTAACCAAGATGGATTTTTGATTTTGCCACTTTTGACAAAGTCGTTTATTTCTGATCTAGTCAAATCAGTTTTTTTGTAATGTTTATACAATACTTCAACTTGATTTAATTGATCTTGATTTAATGTAGTCATTTTTAGTCCTTTCATAATGTAGTTCTTTAGTATGGTGCTATGCTATCATGGATAAAAGCATTAGTCAAGCATATTAACCATTTTTTTATCGTTATTTTCTGCGCTTTTTCCATTTTCTTTGTTCGTTCTTTGTTCTTTTTAGTAGATATGGGGGTCAAAAACCCCCACATTTTGATTTTTTGATTATTCACTAACAGTTTCGGTAGTGTCTGATTCCATAGTTTGACCTATTGTAGGTAAACTATATGAAGCTCTACCCACTCTGTAAGCAGTATTCTTCATTAACCAAGCAGGTTTAGTAATACCAAGTTTACTTTGAAGGGATATAATATCCTTTCTAGTGATTTCAGTAGTAAAGCCTTCTTCATTTGCCATTTTAACAAATGATTCCTGAGCGGCCGTTAGTTTAATTGTATTATTTTCCATAATATAAGTTCCTTTCAATTTAAGCGACTTGCGAAATAAATTTATTTAAGACTATTCGACTATCTCTATTTGTTTTTAGATTAGAAGCAAACAGTCTTTTTATTTCACTCTTTTTAGCGTTCTCTGATGGTGTCGCCATTTGACCATCAGTTACTTGCATCTCACCCCCAGCAAGGAGGTAAAATTCATCATAGCCTATGCTGTGTTTTACAGCTAGACATTTATTTTTTCTAAATTCAGCCATTACTTTTTTTCTATCAAAAGTTTTTCTGCCGTCATAAGAATAACTGGGAAAGTATTGATCCATAGTGCTACGATCAACTTGTTTACCACTTGAAATATAGAAACCTAAAACTTTAGTACCAGTTCTTTCTCTTAAAGAATCTAGTAAACTATGGGTCATATCTCTAAAACCTACTAAGTATTCTTTTTTAGTCTTAGTATCTCTAAGGATCATATTACTTTTATAAGAAGTATAACCAACAAAGTAACCTTCATCTCTTTTATATATAGAATTGTTTTTCATTTCTTGTTCGGTAGGATTAAAGAAAATCTTTCTATCATTACCGTCACTATGACCATCAGTTAAAAAGATTGTATTCATTTTATCAATAGCATATTTTTTTCTGAAAGCAGTAACCATAGGCATTGCAGCCATGATACAATCATTTAGTGGAGTAGAACACATACTGTAACCTTGAGGTTCTCTTGGTAAGTTACTAACCCAATCAATTGATGCCATGTGTTTATTATATTCAACAAAATCCATGTTTCTTAATTTTTTTCTTGCTAAATATCCATCATATCTAGGATCATTTTTAGTAGCAACTAAGAATAAGTTAATCATACCTTTTTCATATTCTTTACTATTCATTCTAGAAGATACAAAGTTTATCAAAGACAATCTTTCATCAACCGTAATATCATTATCCTGATAACTAGGAAGTCTCTTACCTTTTTTAGTAAGGTCTCTATTAGAATGACCATCATTACTGAAAGCATATACTTCAAAAGGTATATTTATTTTTTGACAGAACATTGTTAAATTCATTAATTGATGTATAGTAGAAGTAATCTTATCACCCATACTGCCTGACCAGTCTATAAACATCATCATACCGTGATTTTTACCATCAGGTGTAATTGCCATTCTTTTAAAGATATCATCATTGTATTTGTAACTGTGTAATTTAAGTGGGTCAACTACACCAGACTTATCTTGTTTAGTTCTAGAATAAGCAGAAGCAGCCTTTTTCATTTCATATTCTTTTACCATGTAACCAACTTTTTTAGATTGTGATTTTGTAAACTTTCTGTATTCTGAAAGAAGTTTGTTTATTGAGTTTAATCTTTGTGTATCTTTAATTACATTAAATCTTGGACTAAAATCTTTTAAGACTTGTTTGTAATCTATAATATAGTCATTGACATTTTTGTAATTGTGAATATTAAGATATTCATTATCTTTAGATGCAGGATCTAATAAATTTTCTTTTTTGTTTTCCCAAGACTTATCAGTTTCAGCAGATATATCTTCTGGTATCTTTGCAGGTTGTGAAGGTGAACCCTCTAAGTGTTCATCACTTTGTTGACCGCTTTTTGGATCATCTGAATTAATAGGATCTTTTTGATCTGTATCTTTTTCTTCTTTATCTTCTTTGCCTTCTTCATCTGATTTTTTAGAACCTGATTTTTCTTCTTCTTCTTTTTCGTTATCATCAGGTTGAGATTGATCTTCGCCGTCTCTCATTTCATCATCATCTTCGCCATCATAGTCACCATCGTCAGCAGTTTCAGATTCCATTTCTTTTTGTTTTTCTTCAGCTTCTTCTTTACAATACTTTGATAATTCTTCAGCAAGATTAATCACATCATCAAATGTCTCTAACTTTTCCATTCTATTAACAAAGTCAAGTTCAGTATCATCAGAGAATGTAATAGGACTTTCTACATGAGAAGATTTAAAATGAATATTTAATCTATCAATAAGAAGCATTTCATCAAGGTCTTTATCTTTAGTACCAAAAAAGTCATTATTGATAAGGTCTCTATAACCTCTAATAAATGTTTGTGATAAACCTGCATATTTTCTTTTGATTAACTTCTCGATACGAGCATCTTCAACAACATTCAAGAAAGAATGTGGAATCTTTTTTTTAGTAACAGCATCTTGCCATCCTGATGATGGTGTAAATAATGCATGACCGACTTCATGTGATATTAATAAGTCTGTAATATCTTCATTCATATTTTTCCATATAGGTAATACAAGTAATCTATGCTTAACATCAAAGTAAGCTGTTTTTACTTTTTTATGTTCAACTGATATATTTTCAGTTGCAAGTAATTTGGCAAGAAAAGATTTTGCCTGATTGTTAATGTTGTTTGTTTTGTTTGTTTTCATGTTTTTCATAATATGTTGCTATGCTATCACCAATCGGTATAAATGTCAAGCACTAATTCGGTAGTTAGAAATGACAACAAGATGACTATATAAACAAATAAAGAAGAAAGAGAACCTTGTTGTCATTTTTTCTAACATAATATTATACTATCATCA